CAGTAAGGGTTGGGAATCCTACAGAATCTACACAGATAACAATGAACCTAAAACTAATGAAGAGCTAAAGGGCTATGGTTTAAATCTTCAGGCGGTTAAGAAGGGGAATGGGTAAATCAATCAAGGTATTCCGTTTATGAAGCAGTATAGAATAATTGTACATTCTAGGTGTGTGAACTTGATACAGGAGTTAGAGGATTATTCCCATAAACAAGATAAGCAAACAGGGGAGTATCTGAATGAGTATGTAGGAGAAGACCATGCTATAGACGCTCTCAGATATTCACTGGAAAGATTAAGTAGAAGAAACAAGGTTAAATTCCTCGATAAATCAGCTTTAGGGCTATGAGTAATATAACAAAGTAATGTATATGAAGGAGAGTTAATACATGGAAAAATATAAGGTAAATAAGGTAGAAGATATTACCCCGGAACTGGTTAAAAAGCTAATAGATAAGTATATCGCTGAAGAAGTTCCTCGATTAGAGAGACTAGTAAGGTATTACCTGGCTCAAGGGGACATTAAAGACCGACAAATGAAAGACAAAAGTAAACCGAATAATAAATACGCAAATAGCTATGGTAGTTTCATAACTGATACTATGCAGGGTTATTTTTTAGGTAAGCCTATAGGCTATACAAGCGATGACAAGGATTTTGTAGACCGGATATCTACTATCTATAATGAGGTCCATGAACATGCTCACAATGCTGATATTGGTAAGTCTATGAGTATTAAAGGGATAGCTTATGAGCTTCTTTTCATGAATGGGTCTGATGTTGATATGGCTGAAATCTCGGCTAATGAGTGCTTCTTAATTTATGACACTACTGTGAATCAGAATGTACTGGCAGGGGTCAGATTCTATTATGAAGAGGATTACCTTACTGAGGAATCAATCCTAAAAGTAGAAGTATATACAGATGAAGAGATTATCCATTATACAGGGGTATCTGAGGGGTTAAGAGAGGAAGGCAGAGATTCCCATAACTTTAAGGCTGTACCTATTATTAAGTATGCGAATAACAAAGAAGAGACAGGAGATTATGAAAAGGTAATTGACTTAATTAATGCCTATGACTTGGCTGTATCAGATACCGCTAATAACCTTGAATACTTTGCTGATGCTTACTTAGTACTGAAAGGTGTAGATTTAGAATCTGATGATGATGGTTCTGGAGACGGGTTAGACAATATGAAAGAGAAGAGAGTTCTACTACTCGATAAGGAAGGTACAGCTGACTGGCTTACTAAAGGAACTTCGGATTTAGAGGTAGAGAGCTACAAAGTCAGACTGAAAGAGGATATACATTTATTCAGTCATGTACCTTCTATCAGTGGGGCTGACTTTGGTTCCGCTACTTCAGGAGAGAGCTTAAAGTATAAGCTAGTAACCCTAGAAAATATTATCAGTATCAAAGAGCGGTACTTCAGGCATGCACTCGAGAATAGGTTAGACCTAATCACTACTATTCTTAATATTAAAGGCGGTAACTATGATAGTGATGACATGGTTATTACATTCAACAGAAACTTACCAACTAACTTCGCTCAGCTAATTGATGGACTTAGCAAGATTGAACCATTCATTTCTAGAACTACTTTATTAAGTCAGATTCCTTTTGTCTCTGATGTAGAGAAAGAAATGCAGAGACTCGCTAAAGAAGAGACTTCAGGAATGTATACTAGTGTACTTTCTGAAGAAGAGTAAGGAGGGGTCTAGATGAACCTGAGAAATACTAACTTACAGTACTATGAAGAGAAGACTATCAAGAGATACAGAGGGTACTATAAACAACTGGATAAGCTAGATAGGGAGAGGGCTAGAGACTACATAGCCTTCTCTCAATTTCTACAGTCCTTAGTTACAGACCTGTTTACTAAATATTCAGATAGTGAAGGAAAGCTACCTTATTCGAGAACTAAACAGAATCTTAACCAGGTTGAGTTAATGAACTATAGAAGAGAACTTCAGAGATTGAGACAGAATCTTACTCAAGAGAATCACTTACAGGAAGTAGACCTTTTACTATCTCAAAACAGTGTAGATAGATTAAATTCGATACTCAATTTAGCTAAAGTTGCTCTTTTCAGTGTTGCTGAGGACGATTCTAAGGCCCTTTCAGATTTCTTAGTGGGTAATTACCTGGATAACTTCTATAAATCTACTTATGAATTGAGTAAGGGTCTAGGAATAGGCTTACCTATTGATAGACTAACTGAAGAAGAGGTAATAAATAAGATTTCTCTTCCCTGGGCTGATTCAACCTTTCAGGAGTACATAGAAGATTCAAAAGCTAGACTACAAGTAGATATAAGAAAGACCCTTACCCGAGGATTAAATGACGAACTACAGCTACTTTCTATCTTAAAGCTATTAGATAGAAAAGTTGATAAAGGTTTCAAGAATCAGAAACTAATAAATGAATCTGAGCTCTCTCATAACTTAAATGAGAGTAAGGAAGAATCTTCACTAAAAAGTAGTATATCTGAGTCCTATATATTAATAGCTACCTTAGATAGTCGAACTTCTTTAACATGTAGAAATATTGATGGGAAAGTATTTAAGTACGCTGATAAGAGAGTAGGGAAAAATTACCCGCCTTTTCATTACAACTGTAGGACTGCAATTTCTGACTACTTTAGTAAGGAAGACTTAGAAGGTATAACTAGGATTGCTAGAGACCCTCTCACAAATCAGAATTACTATGTAAGTGCAGATATAACCTATGAAGAGTGGTTCAACAACTATGTGAGGTAACAAATTCCAAGAGAGAACTTTAAGGGCTTAATTGAACTTAAAGGGCTTAATTAGAATCTTAAATAAAAGAATGAACTTGAAGGGCTTAAATGAACTTTGAGGACAGGAGGAGCTATAAAAATGGTAGAAGAAGTAAACCAAGAAGTAGAAGAAGTAGTAGAGGATAAACAAGAGAAGGAAACAGAAAAAGAAACCTACTCAAAAGAAGAGTTTCAAAAAGCACTTCAAAAAGAGACAGATAGAGCAGTAACTAAAGCTCTAGAAACAAGCAAACAAAAACTTGAAGCTGAGTTCCAGGCTAAATTAGAAGCTGAGAAAGAAGAAGCAACGAATACCGCTTCTATGACAGCTGAAGAAAAAGCTAAAGCAGAATTCGAAGCAGAAAAAGCTAAATGGGAAGCAGAAAAAGCTAATTTCGAAAGACAGAAGTTAGAACTTACTACTACTAAGAAGCTAGGTTCAGAAGGCTTACCTTCAGACTTTGCCCCTTTATTGATTGGTGCAGATGAAGAAGAAACAGATAGTAATATTGAGATGTTTAAGTCTCAATGGCAAAAAGCCCTGGAAGAAGCAGTAAATAATAGACTTAAAGGGGCTACTCCTAAAGCAGGTAGTAGCAGACCTTCAGCAGTAATGACTAAAGAAGAGTTTGGAAAATTAGGGTACAAAGACAGAAATAGACTTTTGGAAAAAGACCCTGATTTAATGAAAAAACTAAAATAACAATAAGAGAGGAAATAATTAATCATGGCAAATCAATTAGTAAATGTAGAATTATTCAAAGCAGGAGTAGACGCAAAATTAGGAAGAGCTAGAAAGCTTTTACAATTCGTAGAACAGGAATCAGCTGAAGGCTTACAAGTAGGTACTTTCAATGTAGTTACTAATGAGTATATTGGAGACGCTACTGTAGTGTTAGCAGGTCAACAAATTCCATTGTCTCAGATGATTCAAGCTAAAACAGCGGTAACTTTTGAGAAATTGGCTAAAGGTGTAGCTGTAACAGATGAAGAGAAGAAACAAGCTTTTGGAGACCCTGTAGCTAATGCAGAGAATCAAACAGCTCTAGCTATTGATAGAAAAGCTGAAGACAAAGTAGCTAACCTACTTAAACAAGCTACTTTCTCAGTAAATGTAGTAGCATTAAACGCTGAAGCAGTATTAGAAGCTATTGGAGTTATGGGCGAGGGTATCGAAGACGCTCCTTATTTCTTAGCAGTTAACCCTGTAGACTATGCTTCTTTACAGAAGGAACTTAAAGCTTCAGATAACACAGCCTTAAACAATGCTGTATTTGGTGCAACTTTTGTACTCTCTACTAAAGTTGCAGAAGGAGAAGCTTACCTAATTCAAGAAGGTGCTATTAAAGAAGTCATTCAGAAAGATACAGATGTAGAAATCTCAAGAAACGCAGGCAAGAAACAAGATGAAATCTACACAGATAAAATTCACGCTGTCTACATTCAAGACCAGGCTAAAATTGTAAGATTGGCTATTGTTGCAGGAGTGTAATATATAAAACTCATATATAAAAGGTTAAAAGGATACTAAATTTAGTATCCTTTCTTTATACTCATTCAGATGGCTGAAAGGAGTAGTTCAATGATTGAAGATAAAACAACCTTTTCAGCTGAACTAGCTATAGTTAAAAAGGTTTTAGATTTAGATGAAAGTAAAGATGACATTATCAATGAAGTAATTACTCTTCAGTATGAAGCTGTCAAAGGGTATATAGGAAGGGATATAGTTCCCTCTGAGCTTATGTATATCGTAACTGAGTCAGCTATAGCTAGATACAACAGAAGAGGTTTTGAGGGCTCTGAACAGTTTGATAGAGACATTCTAAGAACTAAATTCAGTGCTGACTTGCTTAAACCTTATAAAGAGCACTTAGACCGGTTTAAGAATAAACCTGTAGTTAGGTTTAGGTAGGTGCCCTATGTTATATGATGAGAACTTCACTATATATAAACAAGAAAAAACAAATGACGGTTTAGGAGGTCACTTCACAAAAGAAGTCCCTTTTGGAACGATAAAAGCTAAAACAATCCCTATGGCTATGGAGTTTCAGCTTACAGAGAGTAATAGAACTATTAAGGATATACGAAGATTAGTTACTGAAGATAATCTACCTATTAACTTCCAGGACACTAAAGCTTCTTTCACTTTGAGAGAGGATAAAACAGAATATGTATATTCAGTAACAAGTGTTATTAATCTTGGTAGAGAAACAGCTCTCATATTAAGGCGTGATAGTTAATGAAAGACTTTGAAATAGAAGGCTTAAAAGAGTGGGAAAGATGGGTACATGGTTTAGCAAATACTGTAGAGAACCGAATAGTTAATGAAGTAGATAAATCAGGGTCAAACATTGAAAGAACAGCTAAATTTAATGCCCCAGTAGACACTGGGGACTTAAGGAAGAGTCTTACTAAAGAGATGGATAGGAGTATTAGTTCCCCTATAGCTGAAGTATTCAGTCTACTACCTTATGCAGATGATGTAGAGACAGGTACTTCTAAACAGAGGGCTCAACCTTATCTATTTCCGGCTCTAAATCAAGAGATACCTGAACTAGAAAAAGCTATCAAAGACATTGTAAGGAAGGAGCTAGGTTAATGGACGCAAGAACAGAACTAAAAAGAGCGGTATTCCGAGAACTCAATAGCGGTAATTATGAAGCCTTCAGAAATACGCCATTAAATCAGCCCTATCCTTACATAAAAGTAGCAGAAGTAAACAAAAATACTTATGACACTAAGACAACTAAGGGCTACCAATTCAGTATTTTTATCAGTTGTTGGTCTGATTCTACAAGTGTAACTGAAGTCAATGAAATGGCTAGTTTTGTGGAAAGCAAACTGTTAAGGAAGTTTGAAATAGCAGGCTTCCATAATGTTAAACAAGATTTAACCGCAGATAATGGCTCAACTGTCACTGAAGACGATAAAGAGCTGGAGAGAATTAACCAGGAATATACATTCATAATAATAAGAAAAGAGGAAATATAAAATGAGTGAAAAAATTGTAGGTGTAGATGTACTTTTAGAAGTGAATATTGGTACAGCTGATGTGCCAATTATGAAAAAACTAGGTGGACAGCGAGGAGCTACTCTAAACCGAACTAAAGAAACTATTGAGTCCACTACTAAAGACTCCAATGGGTGGAGAGAGTATAAATCAGGATTTAAAGAGTGGTCTCTAGACTGTGATGGGACAGTAGTAGTAAACGATGAAGCTTATGACATGCTAGAAGATGCTTTTGACGATAAAACACCTATCCAGGCTAGAGTATTGATGCCTTCAGGTAAGGAATATTCAGGGGACGTACTTATCACAGATTTCCCTATTGAACTTCCTTATGATGACTTAGTTACTTATTCATTAAGCTTAACTGGTTCTGGACAACTAAAAAAAATTTAACTGAGACTGAGGAAGAGATAGTAATTCAGGGGCTACCTATTGGAGAAGCTGAAATAGGTAGTACTCTGGTAATCGGAGAAGGAGAGGAATTATTAGATGAGCAAAAATAAAATTACTGTAATTCAAATGGACAAAGAAAGACATATCAGATTTGGTATGAATGCCCTTATCGAGTTGGAAGGCGAACTAGGTAAGCCTATCACTGAGATTGAGGACGGGCTTTCAATGGAAGATATGAGAACTATCTTTTATGTAGGGCTTAAATGGGAAGACAAAAAGCTTACTTATGCTGATGTTGGGGACCTTATGGACGAAGCTATAGATAACAATGAAGGCGGATTACAATACTTAGCTGAAAAGCTAGGCGAATCCATTCAGAAAGCTCTAGGTAGTTCAGGAAACTCATTTCCCGAAAACTAAAGAAGGCTTTTTAGATGAGGTTGAAATAATCAAGATTGCTTACAATAGATTGAGTTTACCCTATGGGACACTAGATGATATTTCCCCCTATGAACTACTCATAATGTATGAGGGTCATGAAGAGAATGAGATGGAAAAGCTAGAAAGTCTCTATAATCTTATAAGAATAGGTGTATCTTCAGCTCTATCAGGTAAGCAAGTAGATTTATTCAAAAATAATAAAGATAAGCAAGGTAACAATAGCCTTCCTTCAGGTCAAATTACTGAAGAGGAAAGAGCTAAAACACTCGAAGACTTAGATTCTTTATTTAGTTAAACAGAACAAAGGGAGTAGCTTATGAGCTACTTCCTTATTTTTTTACTTTTTTTTAAGAAGGTGGTGGAATTATTGGCTGAAAAAACAGTAATAGTACGACTAGGGGCAGATATTAGCGGACTTAAGAGGTCTATGAGTGACGCTCAAAAAGCTGTCTCTAGCGGAACTAATGGAATTGGTTCAGCGTTCAAAAAAGTTACTTCTAGTGTAGGTAAAGTAGTAGGTGGGATAGGTAAAATAGCCGGAACTGTAGGAGTGTTTAATCTTGTAAATGGGGCTATTAACATGGTTACAGCTTCTTTTGATAGTGCTATCTCTAGGGTTGATACCCTCAATCAGTTCCCTAAAGTACTTGAGTTAATGGGTTATGGGGCGGACTCAGCAAAAGAAGCTACAGCTCGATTAGCAGAAGGTATTCAGGGACTACCTACTAGACTTGATGAAGTTACTGGAACCACTCAAAGAATGGTTAATATCTTCCAAGATGTAGATAAAGCTACAGAGTCTACTTTAGCTATGAACAATGCGTTTCTAGCTTCAGGCTCTTCTCAAGCTAATGCAAGTAGAGGACTTGAGCAGTATATTCAGATGTTAGGTAAAGGCGAGGTAGACATGCAGTCTTGGAGAACCCTCCAGGAAACTATGCCCTATGCTTTACAGCAAACAGCTGAAGCCTTTGGATTTACAGGTAGAAGTGCTCAGAATGACTTCTACAGTGCTTTACAAGATGGCGATATTACTATGGACCAGTTCAATGATAAAGTCATTGAATTATCTAATGCTCAGGGCGGTTTTGCTGAAGTAGCCTTAGAGTCTACTAAAGGTATTAGAACCTCTTGGACGAATATAAAAACAGCTATTACCAATGGTGTGGCTAAATCTATAACAGCTTTCAATGACTGGTTAAACAGTGCAGGCTTCGGGGAAATTCATGAGGTATTAGATGGAATCAAGGATAGAGTTGGAGATGTATTCTCAGCAGTAGCGGACTACATACCTAAAGCTCTAGATTTCTTCGTTAACTTATTCAATACTATTAGCAATTCTAGAGTGTTTCAGATACTTAGAGATACTATAGAGAGGGTAGCTACTCAAGTGTTTGATAACCTCCCTAAAATGATAGGATTCTTTAGTGATTTATTCACTACTATAAGCGAATCTACAGCGTTCAATACTCTAATAGATGTAGTAGAGAAGGTACGTAGCAAATTTATGGAAGCTGAGGAGGCTATTATTACTCGGTTCCTCGAATCAGATGCTTGGAACAGGTTCAAAGAGGTTCTAGGAGAAATAGGGACAGCTATTCTAGATATTGATTTTAATAAAGTTACAGCAGATATAGGAGCTTTCTTAGTTAAGTGGAGCCCTTTAATTGCAGGGATAGTAGCAGGTATAGCGGTATTTAAGACAATTACCGGGGTTATTTCCGCTGTAGTAGCAGTGAAAGCACTCCTAGTAACTATAACTACAGCTCTTTCAGTAGGTTTAGGGATTTTATCAGGGGCTCTTGCATTCTTAACTTCCCCCATAGGGATTGTAGTAGTTGCTATTGGTGCCTTAGTTGCTATTGGTGTATGGCTTTATAAAAACTGGGAAGAAGTAAGTGCTAAAGCTTCAGAGATATGGGGAAGTATTAAAGATTTCTTCCAGGGCGTACATGAATCAATTCAAACTACTGTACAAGATGCTTGGAACAAGATAAGTGAGTTCTTAACTGGATTACACGAGTCTATTCAAGAGAAAGTACAGAATGCTTGGAACAGTATCAGTGATTTCTTTAAAGGATTGCATGAAACTATCCAGTCAACTGTACAGAATGCCTGGAATACTGTAGCTGATTTCTTAAGTAATATGTGGAACTCAATCACAGAATCAGCTAAAGCTATTTGGGAGCCTATAGCTTCCTTCTTCTCTGATTTATGGGAGAAGATAAGGGCAGGGCTTGAAACAGCCTGGGAAGTCATTAAGGCAGTCCTAGAAGCAGTTTTAGTAGTTCTTTTAGTAATCTTTACTACTATCTGGAATAATATCGCAGATGTTATTAACACAGTCTCAGAGAATATAACAAATATCCTTAAAGTAGCTTGGGACTTTATTAGTAATATCACGACTACAGTGTTTACCGCTATTTCCGGTTTCTTCTCTAAAATATGGGAAAGCATAAAAGCAGTATTCACTTCAGCGGTAACTAGTATCAGAGATTTCCTAGTTCCAATCTGGAACAGTATAAAAACTACTGTAACTACAGTCTTCAATTCAGTTAGGGATTTCTTTACTAAAGTCTGGAATACAATCAAAAATAAGGCTACAGAAATTTGGAATAGTCTTAGAAATACCGCTACAGCAGTGTTTAGTGCTATTAGAGACTTCCTAGCTACAACTTGGAATACAGTGAGAAATACAGTTGTAGAAATCTGGAATAACATAGTTTCTAGAATCAAGAGTTTCTGGGAAAGCATTAAATCAAGTGTATCAAATGCTATAAACTCTGTAAGGTCTACAATGGCGAATATCTGGGAATCAATTAGAAGTAAGGTCTCTGAAATTTGGACTAACATTTCTAATCGAATTTCTGAAATATGGAACAATATTAAATCAAGTGTATCTAATGCAATCAATAGTGTGAAGAATACTGTATCTACTGTATTTAACTCTGTGAGAAGTTCTGTAAGTAATACTTGGAATAGTATCAAGTCAGCTATTGAGAAGCCTATTAACTCAGCTAGAGACGCAGTAAGAAGAGCTATAGACAAGATTAAAGGATTCATGAATTTTAGTTGGTCCCTACCTAGATTGAAAATGCCTAGCATATCAATGTCAGGTAAGTTTAGTTTAGTTCCGCCTTCAGTACCTAAATTTAATTTAGCCTGGAAACAGACAGGAGCTATTGCTACAGGTCCCTCTGTAGTAGGTATTGGAGAGAACGGGGACGAAGCAATTTTACCACTCTCTAATAAATCTAGAATGAAACCTTTTGCTCAAGCAGTTTCTAGCATGATAGGTAACGATAACAGAGGTAACTCAGATTCAGGTTCAGGAGATATTAACATTAATGTAGCTTCACTTGTAGTTAGAGAAGAAGCTGACATAGATAAGATTGCTCAGAAGCTACATAAGCTAGAAAAACGAGAAAGAAAACTAAAGGGAAGGTAGGAGAAAGGTAATGACAGTAAAATTCAATGGTGTAACTAAGCCTGATTTTATTAGGGTAGTAGGGTTATCTTTCTCTACTATCTCTAATATTAGTGTGAATGAATCAGTAATCCCTAATCGAGTGGGTAACTATGACTCAGGAATACAAAGAGGTGGGGCTGTATGTAATTTGAATATTCAGCTACATGATACAGATAAGTCTATATTCCAATTAAAAAGAGAGTTAAAAGCCTGGCTTAAAGGAGATAACTGGAAAACAAGTAAACTGGAGCTAGAAGAAAACCCTGGTAAGTTCTTATGGGCTAGGGTAGGGGCAGATTCAGAAATAAATGATTTATTTACTCATGGAGAAACCGATATTCAATTCTATTGTGCAGACCCTAAAGAGTATGATACTGAGCTTACTGAAGCTAGTTTCACTGGCTCAGAGTTTGTAGTACTGTACCAGGGGATAGAAGAGACAGCTACAATATTTGAAGTAACTCTAAAAGCGGATTACCCTAATCTATCAATCAGACACAAAGAAACGGGTAATACAATTAGTTTAACCGGAGCTTTTAAAGCGAATCAGAAGTTACTATTAGATAGTGATAGGAAGCTAGTTAAATTAAAC